GAAAGTATAGAAGTATCAATAGAAGATTTAAAATATTTAGGCAAAAATGGATATGTAGATGGGATATCTAAATTAATAATAGATAAGTTGCAGCAAATAGATGTAACAAAGAGACCTTTACATTGTAGTGATTTGAAGCGTGAAATTATTCACTTAAGAGATAATAATGAGTGGACAAAGGAGGTTAAGCATAGTAAAAAATTAGGTAAGTTATTGATAGAAGTGAAAAGAAAAAATTCAATTGCGTTGGTAGGGAAATATCAAGAAAAATATCCACAATGTATGACAAATTATAATTCCAAGGAGCATAAAGAATATAATGAAATTATACACCAGAATTTTGGTGGAAAAACGGAAGATATAGATTTTCAAGATGATAAGATATTAAGGCGTGTATCAAAGTATATAGAAATAGACAAAAATAGAAACAAATAACAATTCATAATAAATTAGAAAAAATATATAAAAATAAAAAAGGGGTCCTCCTTAAAGAAGCACATTACAATCCTTAATGGAAACCTGCTGGCAAAGATTATTATGAATACTATACAGTTAACAAATCATACAAAACACCAATGCTCTCATCCAAATCTTCGGCAGCATCATATGCTTCGTGATTGATTACTTCATAATCATTTGCCGTTATAGTTTCCTCATACTTTGAGACATACTTCTCATAAACAGAAGTCAACTCTTCGGTTTTTTGAAGCAAATCTTTGCTCGCATACCGCTCATTTTCGGACACAATTTTTTGTATATCATTCATTCGTTTTTTCAAATCTAATTGATTTGTCAATTGAAATATGTAATAAAAATTCATGCATTCTAAAATCTCCACTAACTTACCTGAAATTTCTTTCTTTATTCTCTGATGTTTCAAATCCAATAAATGAAGTTCGGTGATTATACGAATCACATCGTCGCACAAAGGGGTTCTCATTCTTAGGGCCATAATAACAGTTGTCATTGTAATTGCGTTTTGAGAGCAACAATTGTTTGAAAAGTATGTTTGAAAAGTAGTTTCTACAAATAATTTCATTTTTTTTTAAAATACTAATTGAATTCTTATGAAAAATGAAATACTAATTTATAAAAATAATTTTAATTATTAATTGAGAAAGAAATATTTTTTCATCAATTCTTTGTTAACAAAATGGGTTTCCATAAAGTGAATTACTTTTATTTTATATGAGTTTAAAATAGTTGTAGATAAAAGCAAAATACCGGCACTAAATCCAATCTTTCTATCTAATGTGTTTAAAGATTTTTTACGGAGAGGATTAAACCGAATCAACAAAGAAACGCAAATATATAGCTTCATATAGGTTTCAAATAGGTTCAAATAATGTGGAGCAATTAAACTCAACCCAAAATAAGAAGAAAAAAGAGCAAAATAAGAAAATAATATAATAAAATTAAAAAACGATTCTTCCGACATTTTTATTATATTATACACAAATATTAAAAATCAAATATTATAAATTAATTTTTATAATGTTGTAAAGTGCGAGCACTGGGATCATTTGAAACACTATCAGTATATTTTGGCATCCAATAACCAGGAATAATATTATCACAATCGGGAAAATGTTCGTCAAAAATGGTTTTATAATAATGTTTTTCGGTTTCAATATTGGGAGGAAAAGAATCCGAATTCAAATGCTGACTTATTTTATTTTGTAAAATTTCAAATAGTGACAAAGAAGATGAACTAACTCCATCACTAAATGCTTCTTTTGAACGCCACAATATTTTATTAGGTAATAATGGATTTTCTTTATAATTAGAAAAATTTTCACTATCAAATGCTTCTCGCAATAAATATTTTTCACAAACATCCAAATTATTATGATTTCTAATATGGTTAGGAATAGATAAAACATAATTAACAAAAGTTTTGTCTAAAAATGGTGTGCGAGGTTCAAGACCATTGGAAGAAATAGATTTGTCGGAACGAAGAACATCATAGTAAAAAATATTTTCCAAAAGTCGTCGCGTTTCAATATCAAATTCAATGTCATCCGGACATTTTTTCATATACAAATATCCGCCAAATAATTCATCCGAACCATCACCATTAAAAATAACTTTTGCGTCACTATTTTGAGAAATATATTTAGCAACCAAATAGTTTCCAATACTGGCACGAATAGTAGTTACATCATAGGTTTCCACCGCATAAATAACTTCAGGAATTGCTTGAAACATATCATCTTCTGTAACAATAACTTCTGTATGTTTTGTTCCCAAATAATCCGCCACTATTTTAGCGTATTTCAAATCAGGTGCACCTTTTAATCCAATACTAAAAGTTTCAAGAGTATTTTGTAATTCGTGTTGTTGAATGTAATTGGCTACCAAAGCAGTAACCAAACTGCTGTCTAATCCACCTGATAAAAGGCAAGCAACAGGGCGTTCAGTTGTGATACACCTTTTCATTACAGCAATTTCAAGATATTTAGAAATATTAGGCAAAAACATCTCTTTATTAGTCAAATTATAATTAAAAACATTATAAGAAAAATTGCATATATGATATTGTTTTTCCATATAATTTAAACCCCAAACACTGTTAATATTTCTACCAAATTTGTATACACATCCAGGTTTAAATTGTGATATATGTGAAAAGCATATATCATCATCATTTTTATTATACAAAGATTTCAATTCAGAAGAAAAAGAATATTTAGTATTATCATCATTCAAATGGTTAAACGCATTGAAAAACAAAGAGCGAACGCCATATGGGTCTCTTGCGACAAATAATAAATCTTTTTTAGTGTCATATAAGGCAAAAGCAAAAACACCGTCTAGCATAACTAATGTTTGGTCTATTCCATATTTTAAATACATATGAATAATAATTTCGCAATCAGAATTGGTGCTAGGGTCAACTTTAATAATATCATATAAATTTTTATAATTATATATTTCCCCGTTACAAATTAGGATACAATCATTAATGCGTAAGGGTTGATTAGATTCATCATCAAGACCATTAATTGCGAGACGATGAAATCCAAAAATAGTATTATTATCAACTATTTCCAATTTAGAATTTTCTGGTCCTCTATTTCTTCCTTTCATAAATAAATTATTTACAACATTATATTGATTTGTTGAATCTGATGAATCTGATGAATCTAAAGAATGATTTAGAAGAAGAAAAATTCCACACATATAAATTTATATATTAAATATATTTTTAAATCTTTATATTGTTTATAAATTTCTTTATACATAGAATATTTTGTATTTATTTTCTTTTAATTTTATATTATATCAATATATAAATGTCAACAAGAGAAAAAGCATCAGTATATAAAGATGAAAATAGTTCAAGAATTTACAACAGAAATTTGCCTACATTTACTCTTGAACCATATTTAAGTTTTACACCAATGGCAACGAAATATAATAAAATAGAGAATCATCAAATGAAAAGACAAGGCGATTTGGAAGCAAATTTGATGGAAAATCGTGCTTCATATAATCAACATATGACGTTTAATCCAGGTTCAGGTGCACCTTGGAAAGGATATAGTGAACATGTAAATGATGAGTCCGTATTAAGAAATCAAGTTTACGCACTTCAAAAATGCAGTCAATCCCAATATGTTCCTTCAAGTAAAAGTGATTTATACAATTATAATTTAAATGTAAAACAAGTTCATCAAACACATCATTTATTATTTAAACAAGAACAATTTGCGGAATGCAATCCAAATAATAATACACCGAAAGTAGGCAACGGACTGTTTATGAATCATACGAGAAATCAATTAAGAGGAGTATAATAAAGATATAAGAGGAATATAGTAACAATAATAACAATAAATAAAAATGCGGATATATAAATATTAAATTATGATTATTATTTGTAAATAAAGTGAATGAATAATAATCAAAATAATAGCAATCAAAGTATAAATCAAATTACAATAGATTGTTTAATTAATAAAGATATGTATGATAATATGGTTAATTCATCAGAAGTAAAAAAGGACAATTTGAAAGAAATGAAATTTTACAGAAAAAGAATATATGATTTAGTGAAACGATTATTAATTTCAAAGGAAGACCGAGAAAGTGTAACACCAGATGTCAATTATGCGTTTAGTAATTTTGTCAAAACATCTATAAATTATTTTAAAATAATAGACAAACAAGATATATTACAAAAAGATTATGAAGAGTTAGAAGCAGCAAATAATAATAACAATAATAAAATTAATGAAGATGAAGAAGAATTAAATAATAATTATGATACTTACATAATGAAAAAAATCACAATACCAGAAGAAAAAACAAAAATGACTAGTATGGATAATTTTGTTATAAGAAAACAATCAGAAGAAATCAAAGAAACTATTATTTATCCACAAAAACGTGAATTTAATTTAAAAGATGAGACATTAAAAAACAAAGGAATTAAAAAAAAGGATACTAAAGAAAAGAAAAATATCAATAATAAGTATGACAAGAAGAATAATCAAGAATCAAAAACCCAAATACAAGAAAAAAACGTTGAAACAGAAACAAAGAATAAAACAAATTTATAAGAAAAACCCGAAGTTTAGAAAAACAAATAAAATAAAAACAAAACGAAAAAGAATTGTAAAAATAAAAGAAGGAACAAAAAAATACAATAAATCCATAAAAAGAATAAATGGTGTAAATTGTGCACCAAAGAAGCCTAATGAAATAAATGATTATTCTTGTTATTCCAAAGATTCTTTATTTGAATTAAGAGATTTATGGAATGCTCGACATCATGATGTAAAAATCAAATCCAATAAACCTCGTGTTATCCACAATAAGTTAAAAAAGTATTTAAAAAATGTATGCGATTCCGAAAAATGTTGGTTAAATCAAAACGCATATTTTGGGAAAATTAGTGACGAACTCAAAGAATCATTTGCACCATTATACCCGACTAGTTGGTTAAAAAATAAGAATCAATGGTTGTCTAGTCATGATATAATTAATGTGATGTATCAATATGAATTAGCATATCCTAGTTTTTCTTTTATAGGACCATCGCCGATTGATTTTGATAAAGAAAAAGTAAATGGGAATGGTGTGTGTGTTTGGGAAGAATTATGTAATTTCAATTTAGGTCAAATGATAAGCAAAGGAAAAACCCAAATAGGAATTATATTTAATACTGACCCACATACCAAAGGTGGCGAGCATTGGATTTCATTATTTGTTGATGTTCCAGAAAAGAAAATATTATATTTTGACAGTGGAGGAAGTGAAATACCAAAAGAGGTTAAACATTTAGTTGACAGAATTATCTTACAAGGCAGTGAACAGAACCCTAAAATAGACTTCCAATTTGATACAACAACTGGAGTCCATCACCAATTGGAAAATTCTGAATGTGGTGTTTATTCGTTATTTTTTATAATCAATATGCTGGAAGAAAATATAGACAAAAAATATTTGAAGAATAATTTATTTCGTGATAAATACATAAATCAATTTAGAGAAATTTATTTTAATCGTCCAAAAGAATAACATTGTAGTAATATAAGAGCAAAAATATTAGAAAATATTTAATAATAACATAAAAATATTTTATAATAACATAAATATAATTGAATATTATAAAATATAATTAAAAATCAAATAATAAATAAATAAATAAATAAATAAATAAATAAATGGCTTTAGAATTTGATTTTGTTCCACACGATATAAATAATATTTACCAGACAATTAGATATAAAACCTCATTTTCAGGACATTTATTAATAAACACCCGAAATCAAAATTTATGGGACAAACTACGTTTAATAGACCCATATAGTTTATGTATAAATAAAAACAACTCAATTAATACAGTGATTGATATATTGCAAACATTAAAATATTTCGTTCCATTTTATGCTCAACAACATAAATTAAAAAATAATGAAATAGAAGAAATAAAAAGTTATGATAAGTTATTATTTTATTTACAAGATAGATTAAAAAATGGGAAACCAAAAACTCATAAAAAAATAAGTTTAGAATAAATTTAATTTACTATTATTTTTGTAAACCAAACTGTTTGGCTAATTTAGGTGTAACTTCTTGCTTAACATTGGAAATATCATATGGTAAATTTATTACAAATTGCTTTTCAGTTGTTTGGCATAAATAACTATAATTGTTCTTATTAACATTATTGTCATATTGAATTTTTTCAAAAGTAATTGTATTACTATAATCAGTGCCTAATAACATTTCATCATCTATATTAGTTGTATAAATAATTTTTCCGTATGATGTAACATAAATTGATGGCAACATAAAAATAATATTATAATTGTCTCCTTTTATTTGCTTTACTACGAATAATAACACATTATCATCTTTTAAATATAAATGATCTACTCCATATTTACGTTTACTTTCAGCAAACCATATATCATAATCTGTTATTTCTGGACAATTATCTATTTTTATTTGTTGTCCAAAAAATAATGAATAATAACATATTTTCATTTCATCATAACTACTTATATTACCCATGAGTTACACTAAATATATATTTATGTTTAAATTAAAATCATTTATATTAATTTACTCTTACAATAAGTAAATATTTGAATGAATTTTGTATGGTTATTTATTTTGTTATTTTTTGATAAACCAAAAAAACGCAAATAACGAGAAATAATTTAACTACAAATATTTTAAAATTAGTATTTAAATTTAAAATACGGTATTATTATAATAATTATGAATATAAAAAGTGAATTTATAAAACCAGAAAATGTGTATCTAATTTGGGAACTATTATCAGAACAAAATATTATCAAAAATCAACCAAATCATGTGAAAGAAGAAATTTCCAATTATGTTGTCAATAAAATTCATCATTTTTACAATAATATTTCAAATAACCAAATTTCAAAGAACAATTTGACTTTAATTTATTTAAATAAAGAATACATAAAATTTATAATTTATTATGTAAAAACTAATTATCCAAACCAAATAAACAAAATCAAAATACACGAAGAACCAATTACTTTCAAAGATATACAAGAGCAAAGAGAGTTGGAGTTCAATACAAAGTTCAATGAAATGCAAAATGATTTTGCAAATATGGTTACATTGAAGAAACCAGAAACACCACAATTTGAAGACAATATGGGAGTGGAAGACAAACCGGTATCTGTAAATGATATGGAAGAGCGAATAAAAGAAATCACAATAAAACGCAATTATGATTTGCAAACATTTGTAACAAACAATGAAAAAAAAAGCGTTTCATTTGAAAATGAGAAAAAAGAAGAAAAAGATAAAAGTGTAACGGACGATTTTCATAATTTCTTTAATAATTTAGATACATATGAAGAACCTAACAATATAAATGATAATAATACTGACAATATAACTATGGATATTATTAACACTGATACTGATACCAATACTAATACCAATACTAATACCAATACTAATACTAATACTGATGCTTATAGTTCTATTTTTATTTTACAAAAACAAATTAATCATATGCAAGATAAAATAGACTCATTAGAAACAAAATTAGATTTAATATTGAATAAAATATAATTATATTTTCATATTATATAAATGCCTTATCCAACTCGTAACGGATTAAATATTTTTACAACACGTGCAAATGGAATTAAATATACCAAAAAAGATGGTTCGTTTTACGTAAGAAACGTAAATGATGGAAAGTTAAGACTTTACACTAGAAAAAATAAAACTGATGCCATTAAAAAGAAAACTTTGACCCCCAGTGCGTCTTCATCGTCATCAAGATATTCAACTGACAAATCTAGAGCTAAATCCAAATCCAAATCCAAATCCAGGTCCAAATCTTCATCCAGTTCGTCCGCATTATTTAGAAGAAATAAAACACAAAAAAGAAGACTAACAAAAAGTATTCGAACCGGTAAAGTAAATCGCCAAATGTGCGGTAAAAATAGACGCACAAATAGATGCCGATTTGTTCGTGGAAATGAACGCACCAGTAAAAATTGTCATTTATCTAGAAGAAATAGATGCGTTAAAGTTCCTAAATTTGATAGAACCAAATGTGGTCACAATACGAAAACAAATAGGTGCCGATTCTTACGCAGAGGACGCAAACCAAGCAAAGCGTGTAAATTGTCAAATGGACGCTGCACAAAGGTTTCTAAATCTAAACGAAGAAAAAGCAAAGGCAATAACAAATCTTGAGCAAATCATGTTCGCTCTTGTATGAAAAAGTATAATATTAGTTATAAACGTGCTGCTTCTGATGGACGATGCAGAAATAAATACTATTTGGGTCACGAATAAACCACTATTCTAAATCTTTAGTATAAAGTCAATTTATAATTTAATCTATTTTCTAAATTATAAATTTTATTTATCTTCTTCTTCTTGTTCTCTTCTTTCTCTTATTCGTCTTGGATTTTATTTTTCTTCTCTTCTTTGTTTTTGTCTTCTTTCTCTTATTTGTTTTTCTTGTTTTATTTGATTTTGATTTTCCTCCGTTTTTTTTGCCAATTTGATATCGGTCAACAAATTCGTGTATGTCTTTAAATGGTATATCAAATTCTGATTTATTTAAACAAAATTTTTTGAGTTTTTTAGATGTGTTAAAATCATGATCAAACTCGAATATTGTTTCACAATACGAACGTGTATGTTCGTTAAGACCTTGTGATATATTTCTTGCTAGTTCATAAACTCGTTCTATTTGTAAGTTTTCATTTTCTTCACTGTCTTTAAATACAGGCAAAACTAAATTATAAAAATCAACAAGATAAGAGTAAGTAATCATATCGTTAGTGTAATCGCCATCGAGTATCACTTCAGTTAGTTTATTTAGTTTATTTACCTGTGCAAATTCACTCATATTTCTATTGCCTTTTATTTTATCAACTAACGCTTCAAATTTATTTTCACTTTCAGTCATTATAATATATCAAAAGAAAAAATTTAAACAGCTCTAAATTTAGGTTTATAATCATTCCTTTCGTAGTAAACCATACCTAATTGTAGAGGCACAATTGGTTTTCCATCTTCCCGAGGTTTTACGCTATTAATATCATAAACTGGAATTTCATTTTTGAACCCATCTTCTTCTTTATAAACGTATTTTTTATCATTTACAAAGATTTCCTTGAATATAGTTCTAGTTTGAATCATATTTGCCTTTTGAGTTTGGTCGTTAGGTTGGTCTCCATAATTAGGAACATAACTATAAGGATAAGAGTTATTATGGGCGACATCTAAACAATCAGTGTTACCGTGAATTCGGCAATCAAAAGAGGATTGTTTAATAATATCCGTCATTTGTTTAGTGATACTTGCTTTAATTTCAGCAATTTCAAACAAATATTCGTCAGTAGTGATGACATTATTAGCGTCAAGTTTGCTTCTATCGTGGCGATTAATTTCAATATTAAGATTGCCGCTAATATGTGATTCTTTAAAGGTCATAATATAAACGAAAACATCAACAGTTTGAAGTTCTTTAGGAAGATTTTTATGACTGCAAATACGACGAGCACGACCGATAACTTGTTCGGATCGAACAGGATGCCAATAAGGGTCCATAATATGAACGTAACGAGTATTTCTCAAGTTAATACCTTCAGAACCAGAAGAAGTTATCATAAAGACTTTAATAACTTCGCCCAAATTGTTATTACTTGCGATTTCTTCAAGACCACTAACCAAACTATCAGGGACTTTATCCCATTCACCGTTATAAATAAACCGAATAATTTCCTTTTCGTCTGCGGATTCGCGACCAGTATAAAGTCCAAATGTAGGTTTACCGCGGTCTTCTTGGGGCATATCAATAAACCAATTACCGGCAGCATTTTTAGATATTTTAAATTGGGCGTAACCGTGGAACTTAAGTATTTCGCAAATAAGAGTAATACCTTCAACAGTTCTAAATTGACTATAAATAAGATGCAACCCTTCGTGGTCGGGATTAGTAATATTGTTGAGTAGTTGTAAAAACTTTGGACTATACATTTCTAGTGCTTCTTTGGTTAAAAAGTCTTCAGGTTTTTCTTGGATAGTAGATACAAGAGCGTCAATTTGTTGCTTATAAGTTTCGCCACCAATCTCGTCCATAATTTCGTCACCTTCTGCGTTTGCGTTATTTTCATTAGTTTCTTTTTTCTTCAAATTATCCATTTTATCTTTAAAAGGGAAAGGTCTATCAGGAATAGCGGCGTTACAAATAAGACGTGAAAAGATGCGATAAGTAGAAGAACCGTCTTTATAAAGGTCTTTATTAGCAGCAACTGGTGGTGCTTTTCTTTTAGGTCTTTCCAATTGACGCATTTCAGCATATTTGCCGAACTGGTAATCACTCATAGGGATATAAAGAACATGGTAATCTTTACCCAAAATTTTGTCAAAACTAGGCAATAAAGTTTCACTAGCACTTTTGAAGTAAGAAGTGAGACCTAGAATACGTTTTTGAATAGCTTGTGGGTTTTTAATTTGACGACTAGAGAAATTAATATACTGATTATTAAAATCGTCTAATTTATCAGGCAAAGGTTTTTTATTACTTATTTTCATAGAGCTTTCAATAACAAATAAATTATTGCGTTTAAGAGTTTCAATAATATCTCTTTCAAATTGTTCATCGGATACATAATCGCCCAAACCAACATCATTAGAAACACCTTCATAATTATATTTTCGGTCAACGACATTTTTAAAACCAAATGGATTTCTAGTAATAGTCATCATATTAGTGCTAGGTGAATATTCAATATAATCGTGACTATTTTCACCGTCTTTAAGCATTTTAGTGATTGTTCCTTTATCGTTTTTGTTGGTATTATTTTTAGGGATTTTTATTTTGAAAGTCCATGTTTTAATATAACCGCGAAGAATATTAAATAAAATACCGAATTCATTAGGGTAATTAATAATAGGTGTTCCAGTAAGAAGAACAATTTTAGAATTTTGGGCGGACATTAGATAATGATATAACTTGGTAGAAATGAAATTAGGTAAAGCATCTAATTCTCCTCTATCATTTTCAATCAAAGGTGTTTCTGATTTATGTTTATTAACAATACGACTAACCAAGTTATGTGCTTCATCAATGACAATAACAGAATCGTCAAAAGGATTAACAGTGTAATTTTTAGTGATTTCTTTCAGTTTATTGCTATTTAAACCATTATAGTTGATGAATTTATATTTGCTTTCAATCATTTTGTTCAATTGGTCTTCAAGTGATTTTTTATCGGCATCATTTTTTGATAATTCTTTGTAATTAGAAGGTTTATTTGTGTTGATAAACCATGCACCTTTTTTCTTTTTAATATAATCTAAAGGGAGATTCAAAATTGCGGAAATAGTTTGACTTATATTAGGGTCGGATTTTTTGTCAATTTTAATCCATTCCCAATATTGATTACGATGATAAATAAATTCACCGCATTTTTTGATTTCTTCAATATAATTTGCTCTCAAAGAAGCAGGTGTCATAATAACAACTTGTTGAACTCGTTTCATACCTTCAGCAATAGCAATAGAAGAGCAAGTTTTACCAGAACCTAAACCATGGTATAAAAGTAGACCGCGATATGGAGTATATAAATTTAAGTAATCACGCACAATTTGTTGGTGAATAAGGAGACTAATTTTAGAAGAATCGCTTCCTTGTTCCATAGATTCGCAAGTAATAGTATTTTCTAAATTTTCCAATTCGCGTTTATAAGGTTCAAAAATGGAGTTAATAAAGGAAACAAACTTTTTACGATTATTCATATAATATGAAGAAGCAATAATATTTGTTTGTTTTTCATTTGGAGGCATACGTTTAGAAAGACCATCATTGCCAATAATAATATCCTCTTGAGGCAATTCACCGACTTTTTCTTTGTCAACATCAGGACGTTTCTTTTGTTTAACTGGTGGTACTTCTTTTTCTTGTATTTGTATTTGTTCTTGTATTTGTTCTTGTTCTTGTTCTTGTTCTTGTTCTTGGACTTTTTCTTCCAAAATAGGAGCATCTTCTTCAATTGCTGGAGCAAGAACCAAACGCTTTTTAATTTTCTTTTTCGGTTTTTTAGGTATATTTTCAGTTGGTTCCAATGGAATCACTTTAAGTAATTCATTTTCTCTTAATTTATCCATAAAATTATTAATATCAAAATTCTGTATGTTTGTTTCGTCAATAATAACTGGAGCATTAGAATTATCAATAGTATCCTCCTGACCTTCATCACTATCATAATCTAATATAAGACCATCTTCTTCTTCAATATATCTACCATCATCAATAGGTTTTGGGTCTCTTTTATGTTGGACGTATACAAATATATCTTCGGGTTTATTCAAGTTCGGTTTTATTCTTAACTTTTGCTTAATGCTTTCTAAAACATCCATAATGTATATAAATTATATATATAATAGTCTTCTAATTTGAATTTTATAAAATTATTTAATAGACGATTATTTAAAAATAGGATTATTAATCGCAATTTGGCAAGCAATTTGTTCTGCTTTGCGTTTAATTTTGTGTTGTCCTTCACTGATAAACATTAAAATATTAGAATTTTCTTCTACATAATCGTGAATATCTTGAATAGTTCCAAATACACTTATATCAAGAGCGTCATTATGGTCTACATCGTCGTTATGAATATTATAACCGACACATAAATAAACACCCATTTTATATCCAAATTCTGGGTCATTTTCAATAATAATATACTCTGGAGTAACTTTGAATTCTTTTTGGATTTTCACTTGGAAAATATTTTTATAATTGTCATCATTTTTAATCAATGAAGTCCAATCAATATGTTTTTCAAATATATTTTCAATAAATTTTTGTGCCATTTGGAAACCAGGACCAGTGACAAATACATCTTGAAACCAATTATTTTCATCATTTACCGTTATTTTATTCATATCCAAAAATAATGCACCTAAAAAGGCTTCAAATAAACAACCAAGTTTTTTGTCATTTGTGCGTATTTTTTTCTCCTCTGCGTGACGAGAAATCATAATCCATTTATGAAGTCCCATTTCTTTCGCGATTTTGCCAATAGATTCATTTTTAACAATCGCAATTTTCTTTTCAGTCATAAATCCTTCATCTGCTTTTGGAAAACGGCGATATAAATAATATTTAGTGATTGCTTCTAAAATTCCGTCTCCTACAAATTCAAGTCGTTCATTTGATTTAGTGCTTAAAGGTAAACAATCATCTGGTTTTTCAACAATGGTAATTTTTTGAGTTTGATTTTCATAATCAGGGCGTTTTGTGTAAGAACGATGAACGAACGCACGCTGATATAACGCCAAATTATTTACAATAGGAGGCAAATTGTAGTTAGTTAGAATAGATTGAACTTCGCTCAATGTAATCTTAATATTAACTGGATTAAATGGATTAAATACTAATTCATCTGTTCCTTTTTGTAGTTCTTCGTCATAAAGGAATTTACTGATGCTTCTTTGTTGTTGGATTTCTGAATCGCATATGTTGGCCATATTGTAAATCAAATATATTATATAATATAGTCAATTTGTTTTTAAATGGTTTCAATGGATTAATTATTGATGAATTAATTTTTGAACTTCATTGGTCTATTATTTTCATAAATATAAAGGTCACCAAGCTTGTCAAGATTTTCTGTTTCAGCTTCATTATATTCAAAAAAATCAGGATGTACTATTAAATCAGATAACCCTCGAAATACGTCTGATACTGTTTGTATTTTACTTGGATACCCATTATTTTTCGCTTCTGGTGTACCATAAATTGTATTATATTTTAATTTATTCAGTATGTTAAAATAAAGTGAATTCGGTTTTTTATGCGTTTTAGTATGTAGTTTATAATTTTTAAGAATCTTTTGAAAAGAATATAAAAGTCGTAAATCATGACTTTTATTAGAAACTACCGAATGAATATAACTTTGATTTCTCAATGGACCCGATTTTGATAACCAACCATATCCAACTTTCTCACCACAAGGTTTACATTCTTTTTCTTTGCAAATTTTATCGTAAATATTTGCCGAATTGAAATCATCTTTGCTTTCATGTTTAAAATATGACCGTCCATAATCTATTATTTTTGCCATATAAGGTGATTTAAAACTTATTGTGTCTCCATTAGATAGAACGTAATGATAATGTATATATCCATTTTGATTAGGTTGATAAATTAAGACATTATCACTGTGCAAGTCATAATGAGTGAAATTATTTTTTAATACATGAAGGACAAAATATACTTGAAATAATATAGCAACCAGTTGATTATTTACAAATAAAAATTTATTAATAGAATCTTCGAAAAAATCGTATAATGTCTTGGCATTTTTTATATGTTGAATCATAATAGCAATGTACTTTGAAGATAAACAACTATGTTCAAGTAAAGAATTGAAATTATTACTATTAACATTTAGACTATTGCTATTTAAGAATATAATGTAGTTTTTTAGTGCGTTGACACTAGTCGTTTGATTATCTTTTACTTTGTTCCATTTAGAATCATCTATATATCCATATATTCCATATGTTTCCAGAAAACACGGAAAACGGCGACACCAAGAATTTATAACCAATCCACATAAATATTCATAAAACAAATTATCTGCTGTGCTTTTAGCAGACGATTTAATTATAGAATGTGCCTTGTATTTTTCTCTTACATAAGTTACTTCATTAACAAATCCATTTACAGAGGGAACACCAAGTCGTTTGATTGTATCGTTAGCATATTTAAATCCATTAAAATTATCAAAGAACTCTTTAATATCATTTGATTTATTACCAAATGCTAAACATACACCAGAATCGGAACAAATAGATTGTAAAAATCGGGACTTTATTTTCATTTTATTTTTCTTCATAAATTTTTGTATTTTATTTGCTGCTATATTGTTATCAGTTGTTTTTTTCTTTCTTGTTTTATTAAGAAATGCATTAATATTTAAACGTGCTTGTTTTTTTGTCAATTTAGTTTTCCTTTTGCGTCTAGTTATGTTACAATTTTCGTCCATTTTGTATTTATAACCAAGACGACAATATTGATATTTTTTGCCTTTGATATATTTACATATTTTAGGACCACAATCTTTTTCGCTTTTTTTTCTGCATTTTGAAAAACATTTCTTTTTTGTAGACGGCATTTATATTATATAAGGATATTTGAAATTATTATATAAAATATAATAAATCAAAATATAAAAAATCAAAATATAAAAAATCAAAATATAAAAAATCAAAATATATAAATCCTAAAAAATAAATATATATTTTATAAACTTATTTAAAATTTTCATAATATATAAAATACATATGAAACTAGTTATTGACTGTCGTGAAAAAGAATTACTCAAACAAATTAACCAACAAGTGCTATTTACACCACCTTTTAAAAAAATTGAAGTTACAAGTGAAAATTTGCCTATTGGAGACATTCTTATAAAAGACGATAGTGATAATGACTTATTAATAATTGAAAGAAAAACTATACCAGATTTGCTGTCAAGTATAAAGGATGGTCGTTATGAAGAGCAATCATATAGATTAAATGGAATGGAACATCATAACCACAATATTGTGTATCTAATTGAAGGTGATACTAATAATAAAAAGTATTTCCAAAAGGTAGATAAAATGATGTTTTATTCAGCATTATTGTCACTTAATTATTACAAGGGGTTTTCAGTAATAAAGACGCAAAATTTAACAGAAACAGCAATTTTTATTTGTAATTCTTTAATTAAGATACAAAAAAATAATGATTTGAAAAAGCAACCTTTTTATATAAATGATAATGTCAAGAATAATGATGTCAACACCAATACAAATATAAATACAGAAACAACTTGTGACTCAAATAATGATGAAAATGATAATAATTTAAAACAAGATGGGTCACTAATTAAAATGAGAAAAGACGAAATTTTAGAAATAGCTACTTTGTCAGAAGAAGAACAAGCAGAAGAAAAAGATTATGTGCATGTTGTCAAAAAGGTGAAAAAAGAAAATGTAACAACTTATAATATTGATGAAATAATGTTGTCACAAGTTCCTGGTATTAGTTCTACTATTGCGATTGCAATTATACGAAAATTTAAATCAATTAAGAAGATTGTGGAAAGTTACGATGATTTTATAAAAGAAAATCAATCTGAAACTATTTCAAAAGAGTTAGTTAGTAAAGAACTATTTAATGATATATTTTACATCAATTCAAAAGGAGACCGACGCAAAATAACCAAAACATCTATGAATAATTTATATCAATATTTATTAGAAAACAAATAAGTTTTATTCATAATATAATATATACTATATAAACAAATGATTTTAGGATTTAGTAAATGGGAAATTCTTAAATTTTTATGTTATATATTACTTGTATTTAATTTAATAAAATTTATAAAAAATTTAAAGAAAAAAATATCAAATGAACCGATTAAAGAGGGTATGGAAAATAATGATGAAGAATTACAAGATTTAGAAGAAATGTTATCTGAAACGAAATCTAAATCTAAATCTAAATCTAAATCTAAATCAGAACCTAAACCTACTCCCTTACCAGAACCAGCCAATGCCAATTTAATCAGTCAATATACAGGAATAGCCAGAAAGTCTGGAGAATACAATAATCGCATTTTCAACAAATTAGAAGACCAAATTAATCGCTTATTAATGAAAGATTATGGTGAAAATTATATGGAAATTTTAGACCGATTTGATTATTTATTGAGTTTAAAAATGTTAGATAATACGTTGACAGTTGATTTTGATAATGAGAAGCAAATGTTGTCAAGAATTGAAAAAATAAATAAATATGGAGATGCCAAAAAATTTATTGAAGAAATGAAAGATATTGTGTCTTTAGAAATACCAAATAATGGTATTTAAATAAATTTATAATACAATATAAATAAATAAGATAATTATTATATAACTGTCTAATATTATTATATATCTGTCTAATATGAAGTAAAATAAGCTATATAATTATATTTAATGTAATTATATTATTTAATTATATTTTAAACGATTATAATATTCTTGCTGTGTTTTAAAAATTATATTAACATCTTCATGATTTATTGGGATATTAATAAACTCATTAATATTTTGATGATTTATACTACTGTAATGTTTCAATCTATTTTCAATTGTATTATGTTGTTTACATAAATTATAATCAGTAATATTGTAACATTTTTTACAATGAAATATATTATCATTACATAAATTGTTCTCGTTACATTTTAAACCGGTTTTATTACAAATATAATCACAATAATATTCTGGTTCTGAATAATAAAGATTTATATTATATTTTGATTTAATAAAATTACTAATTTTAGTAGTTAAGTCATTAATATTTTTAATTATTGATGTTTTATATGTCAGAAGACAATCTTGTAAATTTGTTTTATACTTATCACAATCAAGTGCGTATACACTATAATCGTATTTTAAGCCATATTTGATTAAATTTTCATACTCCTTATCATACGCTATTGATAAAATATAAACGAAATAATTACAGGACAAACAAGAAAAACAATCTAAATATTTTGTAAAATTATTTGTAAATGAAATTTTTTTATAATTTTTAAGTGTTTTTTTTAATTTATATATAGATAATGACATATGTGTTATATCTTCAAAAATATAAGTGAAAACACCGTCTTGTGGGGTCATCATCATATTTTTTGTGTAAAATATTTTGGGATTTTTAGCAATTCGATGAATACAAAAACCAATTGTGCAATATTCTATAAATATAAACATGTTATATATACTATAAATTTTATCGTAATATATATAAACAGTTTTGATACGAATTTCTTTCATGTTAGTGTATTGTATACTTATTTTTAATACAAAACTTTGAAATATTTATAAATATAGAGATGCCAAAAAATTTATTGAAAAAATGAAAGATATTGTGTCTTTATAAATGCCTAATAATAATATGTAAAAAAGAGACTAATTAAGTTACAATACAATACAATAAAATACAATACAATAAAATACAATACAATCAGTCAGCACTAATCAAACACAATTCATCCGCACATATTATATTACCTTCGGCACTTACAGGGTCTTCATTTTCGTCTTCTATAAACTCCTCCAAGTCGTCATCAAGAAACGTTTCCAATAAATCAATAAATTCGTCTTCATCTAGTTCTATATCAGAACCTGTATCCCAATCAAGCAGGTCAGGTTCAATAATGCCTTCAACTCTGTTTTCAATTTGGTTCATGTTTGGGTCGCAATTTTACATATATTGCTTATAACATTATATGTAAAACGTTATTCAATTTTTTTCTTCAGTTGCGAACAATCCGCATCAAAATTAAAATACTAATTTATAAAATTAACAATCACCATAAGACCCCATTGAGACGTTCAAATAGTTCAAATGGTCATCATTATTTAGACATTTATTGTCACCACAAGACGAGTAACATTTACTAGGATTAAAGCAAATTGTGTATTCGCTATTATCTTCATTATACCAAATTTCTGTATTTACGTGGCTATAATTGAACTCAATGGGTGGCAAATGGGGAACAGTATCATCATTATGGACGACGCGATATGAATATTTAATAGTCAACGAATTGATTGCTTTTACAAACGCACTATTGCCTATTCTTGGGGATCCAAAAGTGATTAACCCAATGATATTATATTGCTCGTAATAATGAGACAAATCAAGTGCCAATATGGTGGAAATTGCACCTAATGAGTGTCCGGTCAGTAATACATCATAGACACCAAATAAATCAGAAGTATAATGAATGCTTTCAATCACCTCATTATATACTTTGCTGTAACTGTTATAAAATCCGGTTTCAACACCGGCGTCCAAATTGTAGTCAAATGGGAATGTAAATTTTAGACGAGCATTGTTAATCCAATTTATAATATTACTAGAACCTCTATAAGAAACGAAAATGGTATTATAATCGGAATTAAAACCGACAATTGCTCGCACACAATTGTGTTCAATATTATAAACAATAATGTTATTTGTGTAAATATTATTTTCGTCGTAAGGACAATAAGATAGTTGGGCGATTTGGATGCTAGTTTGAATTAAATTTGTATTGACAAAGTGATTATTATTTGATTTTAGTTGATTTGAGAAAACGAAAACGAAAATGTTTTGTAAAAACAATAAATAAAACAATAGAATAATTAAATTCATTTTATTGTTTAATGTTATAATAATTGTAAGTATTTATTTTTATAAAATATTTTTGATTTTATTTTGTTAATAATAAAAAATAATTTGTATAAAATCCAAACCAACAAAACAAAAACCAAAATGGTGAAAAATATGGAAAAGTTATAAATGTAAGTAAACCCAGGTTCATATTGTGTATCTAATTTTAACCATCCGAATATCAAATTAACCATATATTTTTGAAAAGGGCATTTCGTCCAAGTTTTTCTATTTTCGGTCATAGGAAATAGTTGATAGCATAGAGGTATTTTATAAGAATAGGTGTAGACATTTTCAAATATCAATTGGTTTAAATATTTATCCCAATGGTTGCTATAATCAGGGTCATGATTGTCCAAAACATATTTAATTAAGTCGTGTGAATAAATAGTTGAATGGGTTGCTAAATTTATAAGATTAAAATGGTGATTAGTGAAAAACCCTTTTATACAAGGAAGAGAACCTAATTTATACAAAAACTTTTCATTTAGGTTGTTTTTATGATTTATAAAATTGCAAATATCTATAATAATTTCATCATCATTTATCTTGTCAGAGAAGTGAAAATCATCTTCAAGAATCAAAATATTTTTATAATTATTTTCTATACTGTGTCTAAAAATTTGTAAAAAAGCATCAAATAAATCACATTTGGTATCTTGAATTGGTAATATTTTCTTACAATTTTTATAACCTTTATTGAATAAAATATGGACGACCGAAGAAGGAGAAAATTTAGCAAGTTGATTGTGTATATGATTTAATCGTCCATTATTTTCTAAATGAATAACATAAGTTGCATCTAAACATTTATCAAATAATCCGTTATTATTATAAATTGTTTGATAATAATAACAATTCTTATTTTTTTCCATATTTTATTTATTTATATAATAGCATATATTTTTTCTAATGGTATTATAAATGAGTAGGCGTGGAACTAGAAGTAGAACCCGAAGAAATTTAAGTTTTACACGAAGTCAATTAAAATCATTGAGAGAAGATGGTGAATACAGACATAGAGACATTAGTAAGTTAAGTAAATTAGAGGTTCCATATGATACAATTAAAAATATGGAAGAATTTTATAGAAAAAATGACCCATCCGTTTCCCAAAATAAACGTGCCAAAAGAACTGCGACTACTTTAATAAAGGCGTGGCGAACAAATAATTCAGGAACAAGAAGAAATAGTAGAAGAAGTTCTAATAGTTCAGGAACGCGTAGAAGCAGAAGTAGGAGTAATAGTTCTGGAACGCGTAGAAGCAGAAGAAGCAGTGGTAGCAGAAGAAGCAGGAGTAATAGTTCTGGAACGCGTAGAAGCAGAAGAAGCAGTTCTAGATCTCTTCATTTATCGGATCTCTAAATATTATTGCTAGCTTCTCTGGTTGATTCCATTTTCACTTTCAAGCGATTAATATTGTCTAAATCATTATTTAATTTATTGATATTTTCATTTGATTTTTTTATAATATCGTTTTGTTTTTGAACTTTCAAAGCATTTTTTTCCACAAGTTTTTGGATTTTATCATTGATACTATTGATTTTATTATCAATTCTATCAATTTTAATATTTACATTTTTGCCTCTACGCCAAAAGCGAAGTCTTTTACATTTAAAACAAAAACATTTCATAATATATAATTTATTTATAAAAAATTATTATGAAACAATTAATTTAATTTTATTATTAACTATTTATTTTTATGGTCTATTTATTTTTATGGTCTATTTATTTTTATGG